CCCCCCGTCCGACCCCCCCTCCATGCGGCTGTGGTGCATAAGGGCCATCTCGTTTCCAGATACATGCGCTCGCGTGTGCCTCCATTTTGATGTTGACAACAACCCAATGCCTTGGGTTATATTGTTGGTGACGGGCAGGGAGGCCCACTGACATGACGACCGACTTCATCGTTTACAACCACGGCAGCGTTTTGATTTTCACGGCGGCGACGCAGGCGGCACTTGACGTGCTGCCGGCGCTGGGTTTGGACGGCTGGCAGCAGCTCGACGCGCGCACGTTTGCCGTCGACTACCGTCCCGCCCAGACGCTGGTTGAGCAGCTTCTCGACAGGGGCTACTCGTTTGGCCGCGGCAACCAGGCGCAGCTCCCGTTCGCAGGCGCCATTCGCCGCCAGTAGGAGGTTCACACCAATGGCTACCATCTACGACATCATCACCACCGACATCATCACGGCCCTTGAGGCGGGCGTGGCACCGTGGCAGCAGCCCTGGTCAGAGGCCAGCGCGCCCACGAACCTGGTCAGCCGCAAGGCCTACCGCGGCGTCAATGTGTGGCTGCTGCTGGCCGCGCGCCGCACGTCGCCCTACTGGCTGACGTTCAAGCAGGCGTTGGACCTTGGCGGGCACGTCCGCAAGGGCGAGCGCGGCCGGCGGATTGTCTACTGGCACGTGTCGGAGGCGACCGACGACGCCACCGGCCAGGTCGAGCGCCACTTCGCGCCGCGGTATTCGACCGTGTTCAACGTCGAGCAGTGCGACGGCCTGACGGTGCCAGCGCTCGAGGCGCCCGCCGTGACGGTCGACCCCAACGAGGCCGCGGAGGCGATTGTGGCGGGCTACGTGGCCGGCCCGACGCTGGACACCACCGGCCATGCCGCCTACTACCGGCCGTCCACCGACCACGTGACGGTGCCGCCGCGCGCCAGCTTCCGGGACGCCTCGTCCTACTACGCCACGCTGTTCCACGAGCTGATCCACAGCACGGGGCACTGGAGCCGCCTGCGCCGGTTTGAGGCCTCCACGGCCCACCGTTTTGGCTCAGAGACGTATTCCAAGGAGGAGCTGGTGGCCGAGCTGGGCGCCGCGTATCTGCTGGGTGCGGCCGGCCTCGAGGCGCCGCAGGTGCAGCAGCACGCGGCCTACCTCAAGGGCTGGATTGCCGCCCTCCGCGGCGATAGCCGCCTGATTCTCCAGGCCGCAGCCGCGGCGCAAAAAGCCGCCGACCACGTGCGAGGCGTGGCGGCGGTGACCCTGGCGGCGGCGTAGCTTGCACGCTTTCCCTGGTAGTGAAACCCTCCACACAATGGGCACGGTTCCACTACCACATGCGCCGTCGCACGGTTGGTAGCGCAACCCCCCACGTTTTGATCGCAGTTCCGCTACCATTACGCTTAGGTTTCTGCACGGTTAGGACAAAAATATGGCGAGGACAGACCCAACGACGTCGTTTGCCGCGCTGCTGCAGCGCGCGAAACAGTACGACATGCCGCATGTGAAGGTGCCAATGGCGCTGGCGGAGCAGGTGTTGACCGCCCTGCACACCACCGCCTCCGCCCTTGGCAAGCGAGGGGGCGCGTCCAGGAGTCCCCAGAAAACCGCCGCGTCGCGCGAGAATGGATTAAAAGGGGGCCGGCCCTTCAGGCGCTGCCCGCACGGGCTGCAGCCGTCTCGGTGCCGCGACTGCCGGGAACAGTAGCCTCTACAGCCCCATCCAGCTATCCGGCGTCTGTGTCCAGCGTGGGACGCCGGTCGCCGTGCGTGCCGGCGCCGCTCCCTGCTGCTGCGCGACCGCCAGGTAGCGAAACGCGTCCGCGCCGTGGCTGTAGACGTCATGCACCGGCGTCGCCTTGAACACGTTTAGCCGCTGGTTGTATTCGCGGCGGTATTGCGCCAGCGCCTCGAGGCCGGCGGCGCACCGGGTGGCGTCGAACCAGCACCGCGCAAACAACATGCGCGCGACGTGAATGCCCTCCTCCAGTTCGCCGCCCGTCGTCCCGTGCAGCCGCGGCACCGTGCGAAACCGAATCCCGAGCGCCTGCGCGACTTCAATGCGCGTCCGGCCGGTGCCTAATTCGCGCACCTCGATGTCATGCGGCGCCCAGTGGTCGCCGTAGGGATAGCCGCGCGCTTGGAGCACCTGCGCGTAGTGCGGGAGGCCTTCCCCGCTGGCTTCGTAGTAGTCCACCAGCCGCACGTCGCCCGATCGCGGTCGCTGAAAGAACCAAATGGCCGTCGCATCGCCGACGCCCAAGTCCCACGCGGTCTGCACCGGCAACATCGGCTCGACAGGCACGACGCCAATGCGGCCCTCGACGCGCGCCGCCTCCAGCTCGCTGCCGTAGATGGCGCCCCGCACAGAGGCGGTGAAGCTGCACTCAAATTCTTGCTGATACTCGTCGGCCGTCATCAGGGTGCGCGCATCCGCCAATTCCGGCTCGCTCAGCACGCCCGTGACCGACGCCCGAAACTCGAGAAACGTCCACCCGTCGGTGCCGCGCTTCGCGCGCTCGGCCACCTCATAGAAATGGTTGTGGCCGTTGGGCGTGCCGAGAAACACCGCCCACCCTTCGCGATCCGCCAGCGCCGGCCGCACAATTTCCGCAAACACGTTGGGCGGCTGCATCCCGTATTCGTCAAACACGACGCCGTCAAATCGGGTGCCGCGGATGCTGTCGGGATTATCGGCGCCGAGCAGTTGCACGCGCGCACCGGTCGGAAAATTGATGATGAGGTCCGACTCACGCTGCTCGACGCCGGGTATGTGCGCGCTGTAGGCCTTGAGGTAGTCCCACGCAATCAACTTGGCCTGGCGATACGTGGGCGCAATCAGCGCGTAGCGCGGCCGTTCGCGCGTGTCCTGCAGCGCCGCCATGATGAGATGCACAATGCTGGCGACCGTCTTGCCAAACCGACGGTGCGCGACGGCCACCGTCCACCGATGTCCATCAATGGCATGGTGCAGTTGCACCTGGTGCGGACGCGGCTGATACCCCAGATCAATCTGTGTGGCGCTCATCGGGTGATTTACTTATGCGGCGTGCTCTTTGACTACTGTCGCAACAAGTTGAATTCTCTGCCCGATCCAGCGCATCACCGGCACGGCCATCGAATTCCCAAGCGCCTTATAACGCGGCCCATCAACGGCAGGCTTGCCGCGATAGGGAATCAGCGTGTAGTCGTCCGGGAAACCCTGAAGACGTTCACACTCTCGCGGCGTCAATCGGCGTACGGCCATGCCCGGCTGAAACACGTTGCCCGGATCGCCGTTGCGTCCAGTGATCGGCGGCACTCCCGGCTTACTCAATCCGAGCGCGGTATCGCCTGCCGTGTTCGCGAAGGCGACTGCCCCGACACCAATGCCTCCGCGTCCGCCGTTCGGCGTCAGGATCGCGTTAGCCGTTTCATCCTGCCGATACTCGAGATCGTGCGAATCGCCACGACCACGGATCGCCAGCGTGAAGGGCTTTTCATGCATCGTTGGCGCAGTGCCATCGGCTGAACAGGTCGATCGGTTATCTGGCGATGTGAGCTGTCTTTCGTCGAAGATGGCCTGAACGCGATCCGTCACCGTGAACGCTGGATCGCCTGGTTCCCCAACACCGGTTCCAGGCGCTCCGCCACTTCCGTGCGACCTGTTGTTCGTCAGCTTGTCTCCGCGCGATGCCTGCCGCATATCGATCGGAAGCAGCGTTTCTGACTCGGCGTCGATGCGCTGATTAGATGTAGTTAGCGCGCGCGCTCTCTCTGGTACTAGCCCGCCGTCGTAGTGGAAATCTCCGCGTGGCCCACCGCCGCCAGTGCGCTGTGCAGGGAGGCAGGGAGCTGCTTGCCCCGTTTCTCGGCGCGGCGCAGGATGCCCCGACAGGCTTTCGCCGTCAAATAGAACCGCCGCTGCACGTCGCCAGTCTCCAAGGTATCCGACAACGAACACACGACGGCGTCGTTGGGCCACTCCGAAGTACTGAGCGTCCAGCACTCGGTAGGCGAACCCATACCCGAGTTGCCCCAGCCCTCCGAGAAAGGCTCCAAAGTCCCGTCCGCCGCCACTCGACAAGACGCCGGGGACGTTTTCCCAGACCACCCAGCGGGGGCGATAGCGGTCAGCGATGGCAAGATACGTGAGGGCGAGGTTGCCACGCGGGTCATCCAAGCCCTTTCGCAATCCGGCGACTGAGAAGGATTGGCAGGGCGTTCCGCCAACGAGAACATCGACATTTGCATCGGGCCAGTCCTTAAACTTGGTCATGTCGCCCCAATTCGGAACGGACGGGTAATAATGCGCCAGCACCGCAGACGGGAACTTCTCGATCTCCGCGAAGGCCACTGGCGTCCACCCGAGCGGATGCCACGCGACCGTCGCCGCCTCAATGCCACTGCACACGGAAAGGTAGTTCATACCTTCTTTCTAGGCCTTTGATACTGGCCGCGTGCGTTTCTCGTCTGCGGCAGACGCGCGACACGCTGACCCTGCCGGCCACAGTTCGACGCCTGCGCGGAACCAAGGAGAAACGGACGACCCCGCACAACGGGTGTCTGCGCCACCGGTGCACGGCTGGCGTCACCGCTCGCCTCGCACGTGGTTGGCGTGGTGGTCACGACGACATCGACTTTCGTGCGTAGGTGGATTGCCGCGTGCGATAGCGCTGTAGCGCCGGGTTCGTAGTGGCACACCGGCAGCGGGCAAAATAACTTCGCATCTCCGGCTCGCCGGCGGTGAGGCGCGACATGCGGCGCGACTCGACCCAGCCGCTGTCCTCGCAGTCCAGGCACTGCACCTGCACCCGCGGATCCTGGTCGGCCAGCGGCTGCACGGCGCCCGCGCGGTAGTCAGACGCGGTGACGGTGGGAGCCGGCGGCGTGCGCGTCTCGGGTGGCGCCGCAAACCGATCCGCATACATTCGCAACTCGGCCACCGACGGCAGAAACTTCTCGGCCTGAATCGCCGCGAACACGGCGCGCGTCAGAATGTCGTCGGGGACGTCGGCCAGTCCATCCTTGTAGGCGCTGGCCATTGACTCCGTCGGCGTCGTGCGAAACGCAGCGAACAGGCGCTGCATCGCGGCCACCCGCGGTGCGGGCATCGTGATCGTGGTGACGCTCATCGGAACACCTCGGCAATCACCGCATCACTCACGGCCCCCTTGCCGGTCGGCGTCACGGTGCGCGTCGAGCCGTGCGTGTCGCGCCAGCGGTTGCGCCAGAAGTCGAACTGGTTGTCGCCAATCACGACGTCCGCCCACTGCTCGCGCACGCCCTGCGCCCATGCGACCACCTGCGTGCGCTTCGCCTCGACATCGGCACCCGGCAGCTTGTTGCACAGCTCGAGCACCAACTCCTCGGTCAAGCACACCCAGTCGCAAAACCCATCCACGTGCTGCCCATGACGCCGGTGCCACTGCACGCCTTCGGCGGGTCGAATCAGGGATCCGCTGCGGCTGGCGGCCGGCGACGGCGACATGCGGGCCACCGGCGCCGGCGTGTCCGGCGTCGGCGCGGGCGTGTCCACCGCGCCTGGCCGGCGCTTCTGCTCGACCGTCTCTCGCGCGGTCTGGTAGTCCAGATAATCGTGAATATCGACCGAGCCGTCGCGGCGCGCCCTCCAGAGGCCCGACGCAATCAACTGCTGCCGCGCTTGCCACGGCCGGCTCCGCACAAAGGCGGACGGCAGGTGCCCGTCGGTGAGAAATTCGGAGGCGTAACATAACGCTCCGACCCACTCGCGAAACGCGCGGTCAGAGAGCGTCAACACCTTCGGGTGTCGAATCGACGTATGGTCCAGTTTGATCCACCCCATGACATCTACCAAGGCTTCACAACAACGATGTTGGTCACCGCCGCGGTCGGCGTGTCGTCTTTCGGCTTGCCGTAGGCGTAGTGCCATAAGACGGCTTCCATCGCGCCGGCTTCGCCGCGGCGG